GGGTTCCGTTTCCTTCCTCTGAGTATGGTGGACTCATCAATCTAATTGCCGAGTCTGATGCTGAGGCATTTGAGATTCTTTCCAATGAAGAACAGTTTGATGATAAGTACACTGAGCGTATTATGGAAAGAGTCGTCAATGCTCAACGATTTGAACTTGTAGAAGATTTTGAGTCTGGCATTTTGGAGGCATTTACCACATGACACAACTGTATCGTATTGAAGAACAATTCACGGATGATTGGCAACTGGTTGAAGAGACTGCAAAAGGTCTGACTCGTGAGCAATGTACTGAGAAACTCAATCTCCTTATTGCTGAAGGACACAATCCCAATTATCTTCGCGTTGTTCTTGATGTTGATTGATTTCCCACACTCTGCTCCCGAAGGATACACCTATGAATACGAAGAATTTAATACTCGGGTGGTTGCTATATGGTTGTGTCATTCTCATCCTTATAGCTACAGTGACGGGAGGAGTGTTCGATCTATCTGGGGATTCTACTCGCCAAAGAAACAAGTCTACTTTGCACCGATTAATGCTAAAACAGTAGGTAAGGAAGTGAAGTTCTCAAACACAACTCCTTATACTGCGATGCAACTCAAACAAACACCACTTACTGCCGCATTTGTATGACACTCATCGAAGGAATGGAAGTTGAATACCTCAACAATTCAGGAACAATTGATTTCATATCAAAGAACTATGTGGTCATCGCTATTCCTTCCAGAGTGAATCCAGCACGGTTGATTGTCTATCGAGAACAGTTTGAACAAATTCAAATTATTGGAAAATGAAAAAGAGAAGAACCCTCTGGCGCTGGTGGGCAAAAGCATTAGGTCAGAAAGCAAGTCACAAAGATCATGAAGCAGATAGGATTGCAATTATTCGCACTGTAATCTTCACCACTTATCTGCTCACAAATGCATTTATTGTAGCAGGTGTAATTCGACATTGGAATGACAATCATGAAGTATCAAGTCCACTACAAACGGAACAAAAAGAAAGCATCATCTCAGCAAGTCGCAGGCAATTTCCTTACGATTGAAGATGCCATTTGGTATGAGAATCAAATGAAACTACAAGGTCATACAAACATCGAAATCATACCTGTTTTATAAATACTCTTAAAAGTATTTGTATTCAGATGGAAGCAAAAGAAGTTAAAGGTCTAATGGAGGCATATGCTTCCATTTATGAAAGTCAAGAACAAATTGATGAGTATGCTCAAGGTGGTGGAGCAAGTCCAACTCTCCCAGGTGCCGAAGCATTTGTAGAAAAGATTCCTTCAATGCTCTCTAATCTCAAGCAGAAACTCACAGGAGCAACAAAACCACAACCAGCACAAAAGAAACCACAACAACAACTTTCAAACTCCACAATCATCATTGGTCATCTTATCTCAGAAGGATATGCTGAGACTGAAGAAGCAGCACTCAAGATTATGGAGTCCATGAGCGACACCTGGAGAGAGAGTATTGTTGAGAAACATTCAACTTTTGGATATAGTGCTGACGACCCATTAGAAGATTTTGACCAGTTTGTAAAAAAAGGACCAAAAACAAATAAGCAAAAAAGACAGGTAATAGCACTAAACAAGAAGATTTTTTCAAAAAAAGAAGACTGAGACCACTTCCCAAACTGGCACATCAGAGGGTCTCATCAACCCTCTTTTTTTATTATCCATAAAACCACCAACAATTCTTCCAACTAAAACGCCCAGGATGTTTTAAACTCTTTCTCAGTCCATTACCATTATCTGCTGAGTAATAACGTAATGCTTCTGCTATACTTTCAAATCGAATCTCAACTAATTCACTTTTCTTATTCACACCGAAGATTGCTTTTTTCTTCGACTTCTCTTCCATTATCATCCATCGAAATCCATAATACTTAAATCCTTTCTTCGCTGCATTTAATATATTGCTGTTACGTTTCGCATTCCCAGTAATTTCTAATGCTGCTTCACGAGCACTATTCCAATCATATACTTTACCAGTTTCAAGATTTCTACCTCTTATCTTTAATCCAGAGTGCTTACCATCTGAACGTGTCTTATCATTAAAAGGAATTAAATTGTGAGGATTACCAGGATTCTTTCTTTTTTCTTTTACTACTATAATCTCTTCTTCCTTTTCTTCTATTATTGTATTCACAGGATTGTATTCAGGATTAAACTTACGAATCCAAGATTCTAATTTAGTTTCTAAGTTAGTTTCATCATAGTCTTCAATCTCACGTATCATAAAGTTGTGAATACCATACTCACGAAATGCTTTATGTAATGGTTCAGGAGACATTCTCTTAGACCTATCAATGTGTTGTGCCCATTCTTTATTGATAGGAAGTTCTGTATGCCCTATGTACTTCTGTTCTGTTTGTTTATTGAGAATGATGTAGATGATTCCTCTTCTCATTTTGTATTGTATATTACACCGATTGTATTTATTGTACACAACACTAAATGTATTGTATGTTATGACTGATGGAAATAGGGACCTGTTCCTGAGGGTGTTTTTGAGAAGATTTTGTAAAATATATGTTAGCGTTTTATAATATTCTGTGGAAAACCTGTGGAAAACTTGTGGAAAACTTATAAATGCCTTCAAATGCTTGTAAATGCTCCTGATACCTTGTAAATGCTTCTGATACCTTGTAAATGCTTCTGGTTCTTGTGAGTTAAGTCTGTCTAACATAAGACGCGCAGTTTGTCAAGCCCCACGGCGCCCCAGGTCCCCAGACCCACACAAGACTCATAATACTTGACGTTCTTATAAGTTCGTGGTAGAATCTAGTCGAGAATACACATCTAGTCGAGAATATCAGCATAAGCACACAAATCTAGTCGAGATCGCATATATACTCACATAATCTCGACTAGACACCTGCATCTAGTTCTTGCATCTAGTCGAGATCTGTGTTATACTTCTAGTCCAATCACATCTCGACGAGCTTATGTACGACGATTACGATCTCGACTATACATACTGCAATGATCATTCTTATGATCTAGACGAGTATTATCAACTAGATACATCAGATCTAGATGAGGATTATGCACGAGATTCACATGACTACGAATCGCTTGCATATCGTCATTATGCATGATATAATCTAGAACACCTGCACAAGACTCATGTTAGCACAGAAGCGACTAGTACGTGTCACATTAGACATAGAGTGTTATGATGACCTAGATGTAGAGAATATTGATTGGAAAGAATTATTAGAACTCGAAGGGGACGAGGAAGTGCATTCTAGCGTCAAAGAGTTCGACCCATTCTTATAATGTGACAGTTCTCAAAGTGGCACAAGACCCCTTGCGGTGCTGAGCTGGATGGGTTATTGTACCTGAGTACTGAGGAATTTGCCCCGATGCTTGACACTGACCTGCTGATGCGTTATGAGATCGAAGGTCTGGATACTGATGATGAGGTGATTGAACTTTTTCAGCAGATCTACGACACCAAAGCATACAATTGGTTGCAAGGGCATTATGGTAGAATGCTCAGCCAATTGATGGAGGAAGGATATATTAATCTGTGACAGTCGGTAAACTGGCACACAGGGGGTTTACAGGACCCCCTGGACCTGGTAAATTACATTCGTTCCTGAGATTTCCCGATGTCCAACACCAACTACCGCATTATTGGTTACGGTCACGCTAATCACGGTTTCTTTAATCAATTCGCATTCTCTTCGACCCTGGGATATGCTTACGGAATCTACAGTGCTCACATTGCGGATCCTGAAATGGATGGTGCCGTGCTTATTGAAGTCCAGCATGAAACCTGGAAAGTAATTGAAGAATTCGGTGACTATCCTGTGTCCGTTGTTTATGGTCCGCTGGGGAACTTTAAAGTTGAGAAAGCCCCTCAACTGGCCCTGGTGTGACAGTTGAGGAACTGGCACAGACCCCCTAGACACCCTGACCAATCCCTGCTACATTACATTCGTTCCTGAGACAACCACCATGCTGACTGGCAACGCCCTGCTGACCCTTGTGAATGAGATGCAGGCACAAAACCCGCCTGCTAAGATGTCTGAAATCGTTCGTGCCTGTGGGTATGAGTACGGTGGCAAAGTTCACTACACTCAGTTCTACACTGAACTCCTGACTGTTAAGGGTATTCTTAACAACGACGAAGTGGAGAATGAGATCTCCGAAGAGTATCGTGAGCAGTATCAGAATCTGTCTGAATCTTATGGTAAGGATGCTGTGAATGCGTTCCTGGAACTGCACGATGATGAGTCGTTGTTGGAGTTCTTTGAGGAAGCATACCAGGGTCGTTATGATTCTGAAGCGGACTTTGCTGAAGAATTCACTGCAAATGTTTATGGGGTAGATATTCCTTCGTTCGTTGTGATCGATTGGGATGCTACCTGGAACTGCAATCTTCGTTATGATTTTGATTACGAGGATGGGTTCGTGTTTAATAAGAACTTCTAGTCGAGTTCTTACACAGATCTCGTCGAGACACACATACACATCTCGACGAGATCGACATACATCATACATCAATCTAGTTCATATGTCAACTAGATCATCTCATCTAGATCACATCTAGTTATCATCATCTAGTTCACATATAAGCATCTAGATGTGCAAGAATGTGTGATCTAGTTTCATATACTGCACGGGGCACACATAGCCCGCCTTATGTGCAAGAATATGTGCTTCACCCCACTCACCCCTTCCCACACCATCTAGATGTGCTTGTTTATATAAACTCACGCCTAAGCTTCTTATAAGAACTCTAAGAGCTTATATTATTATCTTCAACGCTAACAAAGCAAGTCTAATGGGAAATTTAAATATTGTCAAGCCCCTGTGTGCCAGTTCGAAAAGTGGCACAAGACCCCTTGATATCCACTGCTCCACGTGATATTCTACATTCGTGGTTGAGGCATTCTCTACATTCTCCCTCCCACCAATTCGTTATGAAAACCGCCAACAAATTCTACTGGACCTTTATCGACACCCTGGTCTACAATGTTGCTACCATCGCCGCAATCGTTGTGGGAACTGTACAGTTTCTGGTTCGTGCTTACAATGAGAACAACGGCAATCAAAAAGTCCGCAAGGTGATGCAAACTGTTCTGCAGTTCGTTGATACCATTGTGCAGCACGGTAAGGTATACTTTGCCGACCCTGTGCCAGTTGCCAAAGTGGCACAGAAGCGCACCAAACGGTCCTGAACCCTGCTACATTACATTTGTTCCTGAGAGACACCCCCATGTTTGATGAACTCTGGTCTGAAATCCAGGATGCCCCTGGTGAGATCTTCGACCTGGACATTCCCGAACTTCGTGATGAGAAGTTCGATGTCAATGAGTACCTGAACGCTAACTACGATTACTGATGGTTACTGCTATTCTGGGTGGTGTGATTCTCACCACCTTTTCTATTCTTTTCTACCTTGAAGATCGTGAAGGCGGTGGTCTTTATGATCCTGACCCTTCCGCTTCCTATCGTTACCGCAACCGCAAATGAACCCTGACACCTACACTTTCTCTGGCGATGCTATCACCTTCCTTGGTTTGGTTGGTGTTGCTTCGTCGCTGCTCATTGTTGTTGTTGCCTTTCGTCGCTTTTTCAACTCTCCTTATAACATTCGTGTGCCAGTGAGCAAAGTGGCACAAGATGCTGGACAGGTGGAGAACGCTGAGGTATTCTATGAAAGTCCTGAGGAATCCCAATGATTCGTACAGTTCAGATCACCGACATTTCGTTTGATTGTTCTTTGGAGGATGATGATTGGACGGAGCAAGATCAACTGGAAACTGAAGAAAATCTGCCCAAATCTTACATCGGTTCGGTGTGGGAGTTGGAGGTCTCCGATGATGCCGACGACGACCAAGTTGTCGAAGAACTGCTAGAAGAAGTTTCGTGTTCTTCTGGTTGGTGCATCAACAACATTGACTTTCGTTACGTTCTTTCCTGAATCAAAATGACCAACAACATCAACCGCGAAGAACTCACCCAAGCATACATTGATCGGGTGATTGACAACATGAACACCAAAGATCTTGTTCGTATCGTATGGGAACAGTTGGAAGAAAACCTGGCACTGTATAGTGATCAGGAACTGATTTCAGAGGTTGAAGACTACTATCCCGAACTTCTGGAGGACAGTTGACAAGGTGGCACAAGGGGGTTGCGTTCGTGCTGCCCCCGTGCCATACTACGTTTGTTGAAAGGCACCCAACCTGATGACTTTAACAACCAAACAAATTGATGCTCTACTTGCCCTGATTAAGTATCATCAAGATGAAGGATGGTATAATGTAATTGAAACTACAGGTCTTCTTGCCTATGAATCTGGCGAACTTCGCAAAGAACTTGTTAAAATGCGTGAAATTGTGTCACTTTGAGAACTGGCACAATACCCCTTGCGACCTGCTGGGGTTCGTGCCATACTATGGTCACAAACGAAAGGAAACCAAGTGCAGAACAAGCACCAAGAGCACCCCGAAGATACCATCCTCACGGGCAACCTGTCCGTGCTGGACTGGTTCGTGACTCCTGGCAACCTGTCCGTGAAGATCGACGGTGCCCCTGCCATCGTGTGGGGGATTGATCCTGCCTGCGGTGAGTTCTTCGTGGGCACCAAGGCAGTGTTCAACAAGAAAAAGATTCGTATTGCTCACAATCATGAGGAGATCGACCTCTTCTATGAAGGGCAAGTTGCACAGATTCTCCACTGCTGCTTCGATCATCTGCCCCGTACTGAAACCATCTATCAGGCAGACTTCATCGGGTTCGGTGGACTTTGTGAATACAAGTCCAACACGATCACGTATGTGTTCCCTGAGGTAGTTTCCCAAAACATTATCATCGCTCCGCACACCTGCTACTATGCTGAGAGCGATCTTCGTGATGCTGAAGCATACCCTGACCGTGCCATCTGGAATGATACCGAGCACGTCAAGTTCGTCAAACCTGATGCATACATCCAGCACAATCAGGACTCCTTCGCTGATGTTGAAGAGGTGTGCAACTTTGCCCGCCAGATGTCTACTACCTGTGAGTTCATTCAGGGTAAGCAACTTGCCGAAGGAAAAAGC